GTTCGACACGTCGCCATGCCCAATCGTCAGCATATGTATTGTCGGATTTGGTTCCGACAATACAAATGCTGACGATTGGGAAGAGGTAGTGCGAGAATGAGGGTTCTTTTACTTTTGGTGTTCGTTCTCGCGGGTTGCGGCGGCGGCGGTGTCAATCCTTATGCCGGGTCCTGGGAGGGCCGTTGGGGCAATTGGCCTGCCCGGATGGTTGTCGGCAGGGGCGGGGATGTCGAAGGCGATGTGTCAGGGGTTCGGCTCTCAGGGCGGATCGGTTCAGATGGTTGGGCTCGGTTGACATTAGGCACGCACGCGCACGAGGGTGATTTACGAGGCATGACAGGCGTGCTCAGGCCGGGCCGGATATTCGTCACGTTCCAATTGGGGGTCAGAGATTGATTTACGATTCTCAGGAAGAAAAGATAGATTACGGACATGAAGCCCGCCGCATTGCTTGAGCTTTTGCAGGGCGACATTGGCCGGATGTTCGAGAAGAGTCGCGGCCCACTTTGGCCGATGCCTTACGGGGAAGATTCTTGGCAGGCCGCGTATCGGTTCCTCACCGAGGTCGTTCGCACGAGGCTTGAAACGACTGGGCAAGCCGTTCCGATTCCCAAAAAGGAGTACGTAAGGTTCCTCGTTTGGAACTGGTGGATGGCAAAGTCGGGCGGTGAGCCATTCATCGTGTTCAAGTCTCGGCGTCTCATCATCTCTTGGATCATGTGCGCTCTAGACGTATGGGACGTAGGGATTGAGCCCGGAGACATTTTGGACGGTGGCAGGGAGTACGAGGGCAAGGGTGGCGCAAAGGACTTCGTATGGCGGTCCTGGTTCATCTACGACGACATCCAGAAGCGGTTTCCCGCTTGGGGATTGCCTAACGCTATTACCGAAGGCAACACGGCCAAGCAGGGGTTAGACAAGTTGGTGTTCCCGAACGGAGCCATGTTCATTGCAGTAAACTCCGACCGCGATTCGTTTCAGGGCGGCGGCGCGAAGCGGGCCAAGTGCGAGGAGCTTTCGCTTTACGCGAGGGTGAAGGCAGTTTGGGGCCAAGCCAATATCGTCTGCCAAGGTCCTCCTGGTGAGAAGGGAGGACACGCGGTAGCGATTGCCAATGCGAGCGCAAACCGGGAGTGGATCGCAATCAAGGAAAAGGCGCGGGGGGTTTATGGCTATCCAGCAGATTCAGACGCCGGTTCAGTTTGAAGACCGGGTTGTGGTTGTTGTCCAGCATCACATCGGCGGGAGCCAGACTTCCGGGATCATTCCTTCGAGGACAAGGATTATCGGACTTGACGGGAGTCCTCTTGAGAGCCCCGTCGAAGAACCGCTCGATGAAATGCAGGGCCTCTTGATAATCCTCAAACATCTATCAGGGCGCTTCAAAGGGCTGCTCGACATAGAGCGAAGCAAGGTGATCCAGGCGTGAGCTTCCCGCACGGATGCGATGCCTACATGACCCAGGAAGGGGCCAGGGTCGTCAGGCTTCACTACTCGGCAGACCCGTCCAAGGACCCTGCCACGCCGGAGGGCGCAGCGTGGAAAGCAAAGGCCATGCGGGGCGTACCGCTCTCGGAATGGCTGAGGGAAATGGAGATGGACGAGACAATTGCTGAAGGCGATCCGGTGTTCAGGGACTTCGTGTACGAGCGCCATGCGCCAATTGCATTTCGCAAGAAACCGATACCTTTAATTCCAAAGTCTACATATTACGTCGGTTGGGATTGCGGCATGACCTTGCGGCCAGCGGTGGTAGTAGCGCAGATCACCCCAAAGGGGCAGATTCATTTCCTGTTTGAGCTTGCTCCGATGACCAATATGGCAATGGGCACGTTTGCTCCAATTGTGCGTCAGAAGTTGCAGGAGCGCCTTCCCGCATTTTGGCAGGACTTGATCCACGTAGGCGATGAGACCGTTATGACAAAGAGTGGATCGGAAGGCCGGTCCGCCTACGAGATTGCCAAGCAAAGCGGTTTCAAGATCAAGCGGATATCGAACAATTGGCCACAAAGAGAGGATGCGGTAGTTTGGGCGCTATCCGATTGGGTTTCTCAGGAGGGCGATCACGAAGCGAAGTGGGAGCAAAGGGTAATCTACTGCGAGCAAGGGTGCCCGGTGCTGGTGGAAGGCATGAGGGGCGCGTATTGCCTTAGACCGTCGAAGGCGCATGACGAAGCAGGGCCAGGAATGGTGTATTTGAAGCCCGTAAAGAACATGTTTAGCCATTGTCTCGCCCAGGGGTCGCTGGTTGCTACGGAGCGCGGGGATGTTCCAATCGAACGTGTCGCCGTTGGCGACAGGGTGTGGACTCGCAAGGGGCTAAGGCGCGTTTCATGGTCTGGCAAGACAGCGAACAATGCGCCAGTACTAAAAGTATTGGCATCCAACGGCAAAACCGTCCGCGTTACCGCAAACCACCTGGTTCACGCTGACGGGGAGTTTAGTCGCGCTGATGCCATTCAATCTGGTATGCTTTTATCATGCCTGGTGGAAGACCCAAGAAAAGCAGAATTGGCGCAGAGGAAATATGGGTTGGCGAAAGCCGATTCGTTCGGTATCCAGATTCGCCTCGCAGATCGGATCGTATCTACTTCAAAGGTTACGTGGACGGCAGGCGCGAATATCTGCACCGCTATGTTTGGGAGAAATCGAACGGGCCAATCCCAGAAGGGTCCCACGTCCACCACAAAAACGAAGATTGCGCAGACAACCGGCTTGAAAATCTTGAGTGCCTTTCGCCGTTCGACCATCTCAGCGGCAGGCATTTTGAGAAATTGTCCGCGAATGGGAAGAAGGGCATTGCTGCCGCTCGTGATGCCGCAAAAGCGTGGCATGGGTCCACAGAAGGAATTGAATGGCATCGTGTCCATGCGCTTCGCTGCAAGTTCGGGAAACAACCTACTCGGATCAGGCGTTGCGATTTTTGCGGGATTGACTATGAGGCCAAAGGAAATGCGGCTCGGTACTGTTCCATGCGATGTCGGCAAGGGCACCAACGCAGCCAAAGGCCGATTGGAGCCAACAGAACGTGTACGGTTTGCGGGAACTCGTTTGAGACTTCCGCTGCAAGTTGCACCCGTACTTGCGGTAAACGTTGTGCGGGGCGTCTCACCCGATGGGACCGCGAACGTGTACGACTTAACGGTTGATGGTGAACATGAGTTCTTCGCAAATGGCATACTCGTTCACAATTGCAACGACGCACATCAGAGTGTTTTGGTCGAAGTTCGGAAGAACATTATGCACTTTGGGCAGGGGAAAGCGACTCGAATCGCCAGAACGTAGGAGAAAGAAATGGGAAGAAAGCCAATGTCGGAAGAGGCCCGAAAGGCCGCAGGGGACCGTTTGAGGAAGGCCAGGGCTATCAAAGAGCTTGAAAAGCTCCCAAAAGGCAGTCCTGTTGTAGAAGATGTGCCGGTAGCAGTGCTCAAGACTCAAACGATGTGCCGGTATGTAACGAACCCTGGCCGCAAGCACGCCTTCATATGCAAACTGGTTGGGAAGAAGTGGGAGTGCCAAGGCGAATCGTTTTCAGGCGGCCCTTACGTAGTAGACGACTTGGAGGACCTTGACAAATATGAGACCCATCCGCTGCACAGGGTTAGAGTCAGCCGCGTCCATTGATTGCGAAAGCGCGTCTAAGCGACTGAGAATGCTGGATGGGCATGTCGCGGTCGAGATTCTGCCAAGGCCGAAGGAAACGGATGGGGGAATCATTCTCACGGGCCTCGAAAGCAGGCGGAAGCGCCCCTGTGTGGGCGTTGTTTTGGCTTGCGGACGGCTTTACCCTCCCCATAAGCTCCATAAACGCAACCAGTGCGCTGAAGTCCGGGGAAAACCTATCCCGTTCGGGGATGGGTTCCTTGTGCCGGGAGATATTGTGCTCGTGCATCCCGACGACGGCAAGCGCATGGATCGTTTCGAGCTTGACGGGTATAAGCCCCAAGAGGGGAGCGAGGTTCGTCTGTATGGTATTGTGTGCCCATACAGGGCAAGTGGAGTAGCGAGGGGCCGTCCCACTGATGTACCTTGGCATGAGAGCGTAGTAGCTGTGAGAGATGCGAAGATGGACAGATTCAGACCGCTCGGTGATAACGTTTTGGTTGAACTTCCAGAAAAGGAAGGTAAGACGAAAAGTGGGATTGAACTTCCCGATTCTATGAAGAGACGGATGGAGGATTCTGCCTATGTTGTTGCGGTTGGCGAGTATGTGGAAGATGTTTTTCCAGGAGACAAGGTGCTCTACGAAAGGAGAGCCTTGCTCCCAATTGAAGAAAAGGGGTCGGAACGCCTAGCGTTCATTGACATCGGGGGCATTTACGGAGTCCTGACATAGCCTACGCTTTAGCCACAGAACCGGAATCCACACTTCTCAAGTTGTCTGAGGAAGACCGCAGGGATTGGAACGCCAAGATTGGCGACATGATCCAGACGGCGCGGGATGCGAGAGGCGAGTTGGTTGAAAGATGGCGTCAGATTGACGATGCAGCGGCAAACAGGCCAGTCCAGAGCCTTGCAAAGCCTTGGCCGACTGCTCCTTGGTACCACTTCCCCGTTGTTGGCCCCAAGATCGACATGGGGACGGCTTTCATCGCTGGCCCCTTGTCCAAGGTCGATCCTTATGTCAACGTGCGCTCAGGCGGTCCTACGGGGCAAAGAGCGGACATGATCGAGAGAGCCTTGCAGCTTCACTATGCGAAGGCTAAGTATCCCTTGCAGATTCAGGTGGGCCTCGATGTGATGCAAAGGCGGGGCAATTCGGTTCTTAGGGCTACGTACATGCCTTCGGGGTTTTGGCCTAACGGCAGGACTAGGTACCCGTATCTCAAGATCGACTCGGCTGATCCGCTTCACTTCATTGTGTTCCCGACGTTCGTTGCAACTCTCGATCA